CTTCCTTGTTGAAATTTTTCGGCATTAAGCAATAGCCTAATACAGACAGTGAATTTCATCCCATAATACCCAGATACTTTATTCGGAAAATTAGGAAAACTACCAATATACTCTGTCAATATATCGGTAGGTGTGAACCACATTCCAGTATCAGCTGCCCCAAGACTACCATATCTTACAAGAAATGGTCGAGATAAGAAGGCTTCAATTGTAGAATGTGCCACATTTCCAGGTTCTAAACTATTGGACACTGTTTGAACATTTGTGTCCATAGTCAAAGCTTCTGTCTCCATGGTTGTAGTATCCCCTTGAAGACTAGTGAGACCACTCTGAGGAACTAAAGTAGTCTCTGCAATCAAATAATTCACCCTTGTTACAAGTGCTTGAATTGTTTGTTGCAATTTTGAAGAGGAATCAATCCGAGCACAGATATCAGTTGCCTCTTCACGAATAATTAGTGTCCCCAACTTAGGACCACTAATTTGCTCTGCTACCAACGCGTCCACCAAAGTCATTAAAGATGTAATAATAATAAAATCTGGATTAACCAGATGAAAAGGTTTATGTTTGAATAGTAAAGAAATCCTAAAATTAAAGCCAAAGCAGAGGATCACCTGCTTCAACCGTTCAATTTCAATTCCAACTTAGCAAGCAGTTTCTAGATTCCGAAATTGAATAATGAATATAGCAGAGTTCAATGCCAAAGGACTAGTTTTACGTCATTACGGACGTGAGAAATAAGAAAGTGATTAAAATTAAGCAACGCTACCACCGAGTCGTCTCCTTTAGATACGCCTCCTTGATTTTATCACCAATCAATCTCCTTCTCACAAGCCAGCGCAAGCGCTGTCTCGTAATCAGTAGTTCTCAGACTCAAATTAGGGTATTGCTCCCTAAATGAATCGGTCAAGAGTCCTACATATCTTTCAAAGTGCTCTTCTCCATGGAGTGACCACTCCATTATCATACTGTCGCAATGATCTGCGGCAATTTGGTCTGCATTAGCACCTGCTTTAGTCCAATAACATATTTCCTCAATTGTATCATGGTCCAGAGGAGCCAACCAACGACCTAAATCGTTATTAAATGCGAACTTTCTTTTCAAAAAAGTAATATCCGTCATTTTTCTCAATTGAAGATTTACACCATCTTTCGTATCAGATGTGTATTTTAAACCTAATTCTTTCATCCATTCTGCGATGTTCGCTTCATTATAAAGCTCACGTTTCGCGGGTAGAACAGAGAATATTTGATCGTCTCCCATAGTGCACAAATATACATTTTTATCAAATTCCCATACACTACTTAAACGATTTCCGTGACCCGAAATCCAACAGTAGCGCATGGAAATATGATTATACATGTTATTGATTACAGTAGTCAGGGGATGACCAGAGGGTAAAGA